TTCAATAGCCTTCTCGCCATACAGCCCATCGGGCACGATGACCTTTTCCAGAAGGCGCAGCATGATTAGCTTTTGAGCGCCTTCTACAACTTCAGTGCGCCAGCCTAAGATTTCACGCGGGGTATAACTTGCCCAATATGGTCTTCCATTTTCACCAGCAGCAGGAGCATCCACAAGCACGCCAACATGCCCGTAACGCACCATCTTCCTAGCAGTTTCATAGGTCCAAACGTTAAGATCATTCCCTTGCAGGTCTACGTCAAATAGCTGCTCACGGACAAGATCTGTCACATCGTTTAGCCTGACCGGCTTGCGCGTCAACATACCAGCCAGCATCCGCTCAAGGCGCTGGTAATACGGTGGGCACACGCTACGGGCTAGGCGGTTGTCGTAGCTTTCGTCTTGCTCGCGTGGCTCTTGCGGCAGGTAACGCCGATGCCGACGACGCAGCTCGTAGGTGCCAGCTATCAGATCTTCTAGCAAAATCCAGTGCGGCTCTTGATTGAACCACGCTGCGTTCGGGTCATTGACCTGCGAGACCTTGGCAGTTAGTTGTCGGTCGTAATGATTAAACCCGGTGTAAACCACTTTTGATCCCGCAGGCTATGAATCAGTTTAGACAGCAGCGAGGGTAACAGATTTGCGACCGATTTTGATCTCAAACTCATCACCCGGCACGAAGCCCATCTCTTGGATGTAACCTTCGCCAATCATTAGCCTGCCATTGAACAGCACCTTAGTCTTATAGGTCAAACCACGACCGCGTTTTGCAGGTTTGTTCATTTGCAGCCCCTTGGCTTCTAGCAGTGCCTCATAGAACTGGGTGTAACAGAGCTTGTCGTTTTTGATGTAGCCGCACTCGCGGACAATATCAGACTTGTTCATGTCGCCACATTCTTTGAGTTTGGCGATGAGATCAGAGCCGGTCAGCATAAGTAGTGTAAAAGCTGGACGCTGCTAAGTATAGCATTTAATAAATGCGGATGCCAGTGCCCCTGCCAGCTCCAGCGTGTAGCGGGTTGAACTCACGCCACACCAGATACCCAAGCGCATCATTCATGTGGTCAAAGCCTGCATCCTTGTCTGGGTCGCCCTTTTCGGTGTAGCACTGCAGTTCTAGACATTCAATCAACCGCTTGCAGTGCGCTGCTACCTGCAGCCTGACCTGTCCCTTGCCATTTTCTAGCAGGGCTTGCACTGCTGCCACCCTGTCGCGTACTGGCGGGTTCGCCCGTGGCGATTGGTTTGACATACCATAAGACTCAAGGATGGCAATGTCTGTTTGTGTGGCGTTGGTGCTGCGGTTGCCGCCACTGGCATCTGGGTAAATATAAATGCGGCGTGTAGCGTACCGGCGACGGATCTCGGCTGCCAGCGCGTCGGTGTCATGGGCGCCAGAGATCTCGTCAGTGATCAGCAGGCTCCCGCCTGATCGAACGCCGATCACTGCACTCATATTGGCAACGTTGAAGTCAATGCCAACCCGCAGCGGCTCATCGTCGGTGTTGGGCACTGTGGTGATGACATGCTTGGCACGATCAAAGCGGTCATAGACCTGCCCGGTGGTGAGGTTGACGAACTCGCCGTCAAGGTATGCACGCAGCAAGCTGGGGTCGTAGTTGGCTTGCAGACGTTCAATAAAATCCGGCGGCAGGTGAGGATTATCTGCTGTCCGCATCTTGATCAAATGCCGATCAGGGCGTGATCTTGCCTCGTCGCTGCCAAAGGTGTTCCACATCCAGCGGAAGCCTTCAGGTGTTGATGCTGCGCCAAATTGCCTGACGTTGCCAGAGCGAAGACGCCCAAGGATTTTAGGGAACGCTTTGTTAGCGATAGATGGTGCCACGGTGTCAATCTCATCAGCTAATACCCAGGCAAGGTTCAAGCCGATGATGCGTGACCAGTTTTCAAATGATCGGCACAGGATTTTGGTATCACCGCCTGGCAGATGGAGCATGTACTCCGGCAAAGGGCTAGCGCGGAAGGTGTAGGGGATCTCGTAGTGTTCTAGGAAGGCTTCAAAGTCTGTCTGCCAAATATCGCGGATCAGGGGACCAGTGGGTTCCATGACAGCGCCAATGAAACCTTGGTTGGCGGCTGCGAGTGTGACAGCTTTGGCGCATAGGGCACGAGTCTTGCCAGCGCCATAGCCGGCACTGATGCCAATGATCTGCGTTGCGGCGTCATCTACAAAGGCAAGTTGACCAGGATGTAGGTCAGCTTTAATGCGCAGTAAAAGTTGATCTGTATCTTGCTGTGTACCTGCTTGCATGAAACCTAGCAGGGTGCCAGGTTCGCAGATACCAGCAATGACACTCATGACATTTCAAACCGCAGAAGTCTGGCTTGTGTCTCCAATGCTTTTACAGCCAAGCCAAGGTTATTTTTAGCGCGTGCTTCGCGTTCGTAATCTTGAAGACGAGCGATAGCAGCAGCTAACCATTCTGGGCGTTCGAGGGCAGCATCAATCTGCTGAAGCTGTCTAGCGCGTGCAATATATATTTCCGTTTGGCGTTCAGCTATACCCCAATTTTCCGCAGCAAAGCGTATGATTTGTGTTCTGCTATTAGCGTGCAGGAGTAGATCGTAGATCGCATTAACGCGATCCTCAGATTGAGCATTGGTGCATTTCTTGCCCATTGCGGAGCGGTTTAGGCTTATGGATATGGTATTTGACGTTAGCAGATTTATTGTAGACGGGTTAATCGGCAAAGTTAATTGATTTCAGGAATGTCCCCTGCGTATGCTCAGGCACCGCAATCCGTCCGCGTGCAATCTCCAAATACTCAGCCTCACGCTCGATGCCGATAAAACGGAAGCCTTCCAGCACCGCTGCCTTACCCGTGCTACCGCTACCCATGAACGGATCCAGCACCACACCGCCCGGTGGCGTTACTAGCCGGCACAGGTAGCGCATCAATTCGGTGGGCTTGACCGTGGGATGCAGGTTGTCAGCACCACGGTCGACTTTGCTTGTTTTGGCGCAGTAGAAGAATCTGGCGGCGGAGCCGGTGTCGCTACTGCCATAGTCAAACTTCTGCACCGTTTTGGTGTCACCTTCTATGAAGCGATAGCCGCCTTGTGTCTTGCTCATGCCGACTTGTCCCTTGACGTTCCGCGGAAACAACTCCACGACCTCATCGCTGCCGTCGTGGATTAGATTCGCGGGCCAGCGACCAGACGGGTTCGCTGGATTCGCTCCGCTCAAGTCGCTGCTGTTCTTCCATGAATTGTTCATCACGCCGCCACGCTTAGGGATTGCCTCAACGCCTGCCGACAATTTGAGAAAATCCTCGACGCTTGCCGCCACCCTGCACCCTTCCACATTGATCGCCCCTGTGCCATGCGCCAGCACGTTCTCAGCCACCGTGCCAACCAGCGACTTGCGCGCCACCGTGATCGGCTCAAGCGCAGGCTTTAGAGCGGTGCCCCAACCCTGCCAATCGCCGCTCAGGTTGCGGCTCTTGGGAAATCCACTCCCATAAACCCACGCGATCAAATCCCGGATCTCAAACCCCGCATCCTCGATTTGGACCGCCATCCGGTGCTGCGTCCGCGTCCCCGCAAACGCCAACAGATGCCCGCCGGGCTTTAGCACCCGCAGCACCTGGCGCCATACCTCGACTCCCGGCACGTCGTAGTCCCACGCCTTGCCCATGAAGCTCAACCCATAGGGTGGATCAGTTACGCACGCATCCACGCTGCAATCCAGCAGTTCCTTTAGGCGCTCCAAACAGTCGCCGTGTAGTAGTTCAACCATTAGCCAGCCTTTGGACGAAAATCAACAAAGCCGATTTAAGTTTTGAAGTTGATTGATTTTAGGAGTGATAAGGTGATGGGAGGATACAGTGCCGCAAGTATCGCCAATACAGACGCGAACCGAGCCATCAGCGAGCGTGTGGCAGGTCGGTTGGACGGAAGTAGCGGCTGATTCGACCAGTGAGTTCAGGCGGTCTCTGGGGGTCATGGAGCTGATGGTAGAGGGCTGTGTAGTAGTCATCCATCAGTTTGAGCAGCTCCTGCGGTGATGGGCGTGGGGGTTTGAGTTTTGACATGAGGCTTGTAGAGGGAGTTAAGGACAGCGGCGGCGACAGCTTCGATGATTGGACGCGGCGCACAACCACGAGAGGCGCCCAGGGCAGCCTGTACGGCGCGGTGATAGGCGTCAAGGGTGAGGGGTGGCGTAGGGGGCTTGGAGCCCACTGCAGGGTCTCCTAGAGCCCGCAGACGCATCAGCGTGGAGCGATCCATGCCTAGGG